GCCTTGAACAGGGCGCTCAGGCCCTTCAGGGCCTTGCCTGCGGAGCCGAGGATGCCGACGTTGAAGAAGATCTCCAGCGCGCCGAGGATCACGTCCCAGACGCCGTGCAGCATGTCGACGATGCCGTTCCAGATCTGCATGGCGTCGTCGCCGAGCTTGCTCCAGTTGCCCGAGAACAAGTCGACGAAGAGCTGGAACCATCCGGAGACGTACTCCCAGAGTCCGACGAAGTACTCCTTGAGTCCTTCGAGGACCAGGCCCACGCCGTTGATGGCGGCGACCAGGGCGCCGGCCAGCAGCTCGACGATGAACTGGATGATCGGCACGAGGATCGGCATCAGGAAGTTCACGACCGCGAGGAGCGCGTCGAGGAACGGCTGAAGCGCCGCGACCACACGAGAGATCGCGTCAGCCAGGGGCGGGAGCACCGCCTGGACGACCTCGGACAGCATGGGCAGAAGCGGCGTGATGACTGCTGAGATGATCTTCAGCGCAGTCGCGATGAGCGGCTGGAGTGCCGACATCACCTGGCCGAGCGCATCGGCGAGGACCGGCAGGATCGGAGCCAGGGCATCCATGAACGCCTTGGCCAGCGGCATGGCTGCCGCGAGGATCTGCTGGAAGATCGCTGCGATCGGGGGCAGGAGCTGCGCGAGGAACTGGAAGGCAGCACCGAGCATCGTCCCGACGATCGGGACCATCTGCTGGATGACCGGCGCGAGCGCGTTGAACGCCTGCGTCAGTGCACCACCCAGGAGCTGGATGATCGGGCCGAGCTGCGGAGCGAGCTGCGCGAACGCACCCGCGAGCGGGATGATCGCCGCGGAGATGAGGCTCGCGAACACCGGAAGCGCCGTACCGACGAGCGACAGGATCGAGCCGAGCGCCTGGCCGAGGGGGGCCATCGCGGGAGCGAGCGCTGTCACCGCGCCGTCGAGGCCGGTGAACAGATTCTTGATGCCGTCGGTCACGGCAGGCTGGGCGAGCGCCTTGGCGACAGCGCTGAGCGCCGTGCCGATGATCTCGCCGGCCTGCGGCAGGACCGTGGTCATGAGGCTGCCGAGCTCGATGAAGAGCTGCTTGACGGCGGGACCAGAGCGGCCGGCGATGTTGTTCATCGCGACGTGCGCCGCGTTGAACACGTCCACGAGACCGGACTGGAAGCCCTTGGAGTCGACCGTCTTGTGGAGCGCGCCGAGCGCGTCGTTCAGCGAAGCCAGCGACGTTCCGCCTGCATCCGTTGCAGCCTTGGCGACGCCGGAGAGAATCCCGTACGTGTTGTAGAGGACACCGCCGAGTTCCTTGAGGGCCGTGATGCCCTCGTCGATCTCGGTCTTGATCCCGTTCTCGCCCTTCTTCTTCAAGAAGTCGGCGAACTGCTTGGAGATGTTGACGAACCACTGCGAGAGCTGCGGCAGGTAAGAGGTGCCGACCTTGCCGAGGGTCGCGATGATGTCGGCGAACGCCTGCGTCCCACCGGTCGCGATGGTGATCGAGCTCGACAGGTCGGTGAACATCTGCCCCATCGCGGGGGACAGCGAGGTACCGAGGTTCTTCGCGAACGAACCGAAGAACCCGCCGAGTTGGGTGGCCGTGTCCGCAACGCCCTTACGGAAGGCGGGGAGCAGGGAGTCGACCATGTCCTTGATCGGCTGCCGGGCCTTGTCCCAGAAGTTCGTGCTGATCGTGTTCTGAAGATCCGAGAGGGTCTGCTTGACCTCGGGGATGACCTTGTTGAAGTCCTTGAACGCAGCGATCGTGACGCCGAGTCCGACCGCGAAGCCGCCCATCAGGCCGGGCAGCAGGGCGACTGCCGGCCCGATCTGCGCGAGCGAGGCCGACAGCGCGAAGAGGTTGCTCGCGCCTGCGAGGGCCATGCTGCCGAGGCCGGCGATGGCCGTGGCCATCGTGCCGATGATCGGAACGGACCGGTCGAGGTTGGACAGGAACTCACCGAACTCGCTGAACATCTTGTTCAGCACACGGACACCGGACAGTGCGGCCAGCGCGGTGGCCACCTTCGCGACCGCGGCGTTGTTCAGCTCGGGGACGATCGACACCTTGCGGGGCCGGGTCAGGACCCCGAGGCGAGCCGAGGTGGTGGCGTTGCTGACGGCCGACAGGTCCGGCTGGATCGTGATCTTCTGCGGGGAGTTGTTGTCCCGCCACTTCTTGAGCTGGTGCGTCATCTCGCGCAGGGACTCTTCGCTGATCTTCAGCTTGATGTCCCCGGCGTCGAGCTCCGACTGGAGCTGCACCTTGGAGCCGGTCTTGGCCTTGTCGGTGTACTTCCGGATCGCCTTGGCCAGCTCGCCCGACATGGTGCTCGTGTCGATGCGGGTGTAGATCTTGACCTTGCGCGCATCCGACTGACGGTTGCGCTGGCTGATCTTCGAGACCTCCGTGAGGAGTTCGCGCTCGAAGCCGTCCATCTTCGGTATGACCTGGACTTCGACCTTGAGCCGCTTCTCCTCCTTCGCCAGTTCCTTGCTCGCCTTGCTGCGGAAGTCACTGGTGTCGGGGAGGACGCGGACGCTGACGCGTCCGATGACCTGGCCCTGGGGCATCGCTTACCTCCGCTTGGCGTTGAACTTGTTGTAGAGATCCGCCACGGAGACGCGGCGACCCTTCTTGCCCTCGGTGCCCTGCGACTTCTTCGCGGGCTTGGGGCGGGGCCACAGCGGGATCTTGGGCGCCTTGCCCTTGCCCCACTGACCGGTGGCCCTGGTGTTCTGGTTGATCGCGTCGAAGATGTCGGCCTGCATGTGGCGGTCGATGCCCCAGCCGTGGTGCTCACGGCCGCCCGACGCGAGGGCGATGGTGAGGGATGTGTCGGGTAGCCCCTGAATGAGAGCGAGGACGAGTGCCGGCGAGGGCCCCCGACCCGCGATGACCTCAGCGAGGTCGACTCCGTAATGGAGCAGCAGGTCGGGGTAGATGCCTTCGCCGTACTTGTCGATCAGCTCTCCGAGGCCGAGGCTTCCCCCACCTGGGTGCCGTCGCTGTAGGAGGCGAAGATCTGCGCGAGGACTGCGAGGTCGGAGCCGACCTCAGCGAGCAGCTTCTCGGCCGCCTTCTCGTTCTCGGCGATCAGGCGGATCGCGTCCGCCAGCACCTGCTCCTGGTCGGCGTCGTCGCCGTCCAGCTTCTCCTGGATCTTCAGGAGTTCGGCGCGCTTCTCCTTCGGCAGGCGCAGGGGGTTGAGCAGGCGGACGACGAAGTCGTCGGCGAGCTCGATGTCAGTGGATCCGTACTTCGCTTCAGCGGCGGCACGGATGGAGTCGAGAGAGAAAACGGCCATGGGGTTGCGGACCTCCAGAGGTAGGGGGAGAACAGAGCGCGGACCGTCGAGCGAAGAGCCCCGAGGGGCCCCCGCTGTGCAAGGAGGTCCGCACCACTTGCACAGCGGGGAAGATCAGATGAGGACTGATCAGGCCGGGCCGGTGACCCAGGAGTCGCCATCCCAGTGCGCCGTCGAGGCGTCGCCGAGGGTGACGTACTGACCCGTGGTCCAGGCCGAGGTAGGCGTCGCGATGACCGAGGCCAGCGCAGCGATGTTGGCCGGGGTGACCGAGCCCTCCGGAGCGAAGGAGCCGGGCGTACCAGCGGTCGCACCGGTTGCGACACTTGCACCAAGCGGGGTGATCGCGTAGGTGTAGGTGTTCGAGCCCAGAGCGATCGGCTTCACACCGATCGGCAGGCCGGCCAGGGACTCCGTGTCTCCGATGGAGATGTCGTCCGCGCGGTAGATCTCGGCCTTGGGGGCGTAGATCGCGAAGTAGTTCTCGCCGTCCACGAACACCGCGAGGAACGCGGCGACCGTCGGGGTCGGCTCGGTCGGCACACCCACGGTGCCGTTCGCCAGGACCGGAGCGTTCGCGCCGTAGTACAGCTTCAGGCCGGCGATGTCGAACTGCTGGAGGGTCAGCGCGATCGTCTCGGTACGGGCCGAGTACTTGGTGCGCAGGCTCTTGTTCTGGAGCGTGCCGATGGTGGTGGCCTCGCCGCCCTCCGAAGAGATCGAGAGGATGTCCTCAAGCGAGGTGTGACCGACAGCCGACCAGGGGGAGGTCGGGACGAGCAGGTCGTCGGGAAGGTCGGTGCCGACCGGGGCGGTCAGGTAGTTACCACTACCAATGACGAGAGTGGCGTTGTCGTTCAGGGCCACGAAGGAGTCTCCTTACGGGATGGGGTACGGGCGGTTGCGCGGCTTGCGGATCTCGATGTCGTAGGTCGCCTCGTAGCGCCAGACACCAGTGGGAAGGTCCGCGTACTGGACCGGGCCGGTCGACGTCGCCCAGTCGGTGACCCGACGAGGGGCGGACGCGAGGTCGACCCGTGTGATGTGGCCGCGCGAGGGGACGACCTTCTGCGAGAGCCACGCGTTGCGGATGACGACGCGTACGGCCTCGGAGAGGATCGCGGCGTCTTCGTCGCCGTCAGGGTCCTGACAGAAGACGTGCACCGCGACGCGAGCTGCGTCGAGGAACCGGGTGTCACCCGACCAGTTCCCGAAGGAAGGGTCGCGGCGCACCAGGACGAGGGGGAACGTCTGGTTCTTGGAGATCAGGGACTTCACCGTGATCCCCGGAAGCCCTTCTCGCAGGATCGCGAGCATCAGGTCTTCGACGGGGGAGAGCTCGGCGAGCGCCTTGATCTCCGGGGGTACTCCGGCCATCAGCCTCTACCACCCCCGCGCTTCTTCTTCTTGCGCCGGATGATCCGGACCTTCTGGCGCTTGACCTTGACCGTGGGTCCGGACTTCTTGGGCAGGTGCGAGGCTTCCTCCAGGATGTGGAGGCCCTGCATCGCGCCGACCGTGTACTCGGTGACGTAGTGACCCTGCTGGTCCACGACTTCCACGTCGTAGGCGGAGCGGCCGAACTCGATCGAGGCCGCGGAGTTGGCGCCGGACTTGGCGTTCGTTCCGTTGGCGTCGACCAGAACGACGTAGGAGTCGACGTCGCCCTTGACGATGTCGATCTGGGCGATGCCCTCGGCGCGGTGCTGGAGCAGAAGCTCCTCGGCCCGCACTCCGATCTCGAAGGCTCGGGAGTCGACCTCGTCCTGGACGCCGTCCAGCGAGGCGATGATCTCTTCGAGGTTCTTGCCGTTGAGGCCCTTGTAGATGTAGGCCATCAGCTCGGCCTCTCGCGGATGTCGATCGCCCAGTGCCGCGTACGGCGCTCGCCGTGGTGGTAGGCCGGCGGGGTCACGATGTCCCAGACCTTGCCGAGCAGTTCGACCCGCGACCACAGCTCGACGCCTTCGAGGTTGGCGTCCACGATCATGCGGGTGATGTTGATCTGCTGCTGACCGGGGATCTCGGCCCGCGCCGAACGCTGGGGAATCAGCGCGCACTTGACGAGGTGCGGGCCGTCGTCGTCGGCGACCAGGATCTCGTTGCCGCGGTTGTCCGTGTGGTAGCGGCTGCGGTAGATGGTGGCTACGACGCCGCGTCTGCGTTGCATCGAGCTCACCAGACGTCGTCCTCACTGGCGTACAGCGGGAAGTCCTTGCCGGACTCCGAGGGGACGAAGCCGGCCGGGAGGTCGTTGCCGCGAAGGCGCCGGCCGCGGTAGCTGCGGATGTCCGAGTTCCAGGCGCTCACGCCCACCGAGACCAGGCCGGGCTTGCGCCCGCCGATCTGGACGAGGAGCTTCTGCTCGTCGTCGGTGAAGTAGACGGTGCCCGCGTTCTCGCCCTGGGTGTCGTTCCAGCCCAGGGTCTCGTCGCCCGCTCGGGACTGGGTGTAGCCCGAGGGGTTGGTCATGTACCGGCTGCACGCCTTCAGGACCAGCGTCCGTACCAGGCGCGGTGCAGAGGTGACGTCCGGCCAGTCACGGCCAGCATGGAAGCTGGCCAGGTCGGAAGCGTCTTCCAGGGCCGAGGTCGCGATGCGCTCCTCGTCAGCGTCGAGCGTCCAGTCGAGGCGAGCCTTCAGCTCATCGAGTGTGGCGAAGTTCGCCAAGATGGTTCTCCTTCACTCACGGGGAGGGGCGGGATGCGCAACTTGCACACCCCGCCCCACTCAGCCGATGGATCAGACGCCAGCGCCGTCAGCGGTACCGGCGACACCGGTGATCGCAGCGAGCTCGACCTGCGCGGCGTCGGGGCCGTCCGGGTCGGGCAGCACGTCAGCGGTCGCGTCCAGGTCCAGCTTGATCGCGCGGACGAAGTGCTCGTACTGCGAGACGAACGCCTGGTTCGTGCCGGAGTCCACACCCAGGAGCTCGTCCTTGACGGAGCGGAAGCCCTTGTAGGTGTTGACCACCGAGCGGTCGGTCAGGTAGTTCGCGTCGTAGTCCTGGATCCAGCGCAGGGCCACACCGTTGTGAGCGGCAGAGCCACCAGTCACCGAGGACGGGACAGACGGGGCGCCGGTCGCGAAGATGAACGCCGAGCGGTGCATCGCGAACGCGGCGTCCGCGGGGACCTCCTGCGAGACGATGATGTCGAAGCCGAAGCGCCGGCCGATCGAAGCCTCACGCAGAGCGGAGACCGCCTCCTGCTCGCCGACGTTACCGGCGAGGTTCAGCTTGTCGTCCGTCAGGAGTGCGAGCTCCCAGCCGGAACCGACGACCAGGACACGGCCCTCCAGCGGGACGCGGAACTTGTTCAGCACGTCACGCGCACGGATCAGCGTGGCCCGCAGGTCACGGCCGGACTTGGCGCCACCCAGGACGACGGAGTAGCTCTCGTCGAGCAGGGCGTCGACAGCCTGGCGCTCCAGGCCGCGGCCGATGGCCTCGGTCTGCTTGGCCATGAGCTTGGCCCAGCCGGCCAGGTCGAAGTCGCGCTGCTCGTCGGTCAGCTTGACGGCCGAGTAGATGTCGCCGCCGAAGGTGACAGCGACGGTCTTCTCGGAGTACTCGTCGAAGGTGATCGGAGCGGACCGCGCGTTGCGGAAGCCGTACGACCGGAAGGGCAGGACGCCCTCGACGCGGACGTTGATGGTGTCGTTCTTGGCACCCTTGTACTGGTCGATGCCCTCGCGCTGGAAGAGCGCAGGCACGACGAGGGACTGCTCAAGGGCGACCGCCGCGGTCGCGGCGATCTTCTCGGGCTTGACGACGATGTGTTCAGCCACGGGTTACTTGCTCCGTTCGGTAGGGGAGGAGAGGTTCGGCGTGCGCAACTTGCACACTTGCCAGGGGGTGGTCAGTAGCGACGGCTACGGCGCGCTTCCTGCGCGGCCTTGACCGGGTCGAAGTCGTCCCCGTCCGTCTCAGGGGTCAGGCCCCCGGACAGGGACTGCGGCTGCTCAGGTGCGACGAGCTTCTGGAGCTCCTTCGCGTCGGCCTCCAGCTCGGCCTCGGTGGCGCCCGAGAGGCGCTTGGCGAGGACGGGCGGAAGCTCGTACTTGGCGGCCACGTTGTTGAGCAGGATGGACCGCTCCAGCGATTCGATCTGGCCCTTGAGTTCGGCGGTCGCCGCCTCGAACTCCTCGACGGTCTTGGCCGAGCTGAGCTTGGCCTCCGTCTCACGGAGCTTGGTGCGGTAGTTCGCCGCCTCGGCGTTGGCGTCCGTCAGCTTCTTGCGAAGCACATCGGACGGAACCTCCTCGGTGGGCTTCTCCTCCGTCGCGGGTGTCTCGTCGCCCTTGGGGGTCTCGCCCTCCGGGGGCGTCTCGACGGTCTCCTCGACGGTGGTCTCTTCGGTGCTGGGGGTTTCCTGCTCGGGCACTGTCACGCCTCCTGGACGCTCGTTGTGGATCGCCGAGCCTCCTGGGCTGCGGCCTGCTGTTCTTGCCGGATGAACCGGCGCCAGGCGGACACAGCCGCCTTGCCGGACAGGCCGCGTGTGACCTTGGGCCACAGCTCCTCGTACCGGCGATTCAGCTCGTAGGTGGACGAGCCGTTGTACTGCTCCTGCGAGAACACGGGCTCCGCGTAGCAGTGGCAGTTGTCGTGGTACTTGTCCCCGTCGGCGAACTCAGCCGACTTCACCGAGCGGTAGACAGGCCCACGAGAGATGAGCATCGCGCACCACCCACACGGGGTTCCGGTACGCGAAAGTCGTATGTAGCCGATGGCCTTGCGGTCACGCGACATGTGGTTCCAGATCGCTGAGCGACCACCGTTCAGGGCCACGCGCTCCGCGGCTGCCGCCTGTCGGGCGCCGGCCTGTCGGTGCGCTTCCTCCCGCGCCTGGTCGACATCGTCAGCGCTCCTGGCGCCGTCGAGCTGGTCGACCTTCTTCTGGAGGTTGTTGGTCCCAAGGGCTTCGAGGACCAGGCGCAGCTCCTGCTCCGCCTCGCGCTCGATCCGCTCCTCCGCCTCACGCAGGCCCGCGATCTCCTCGACCAGGATGCGGTCGAGCTCCGACTCATGGTCGGCGTCGGGATCGGTGAGCTTGGCCTCGTCAGCTTCCCCAGCTTGGCCGGTCGCGGCCGACGAGGAGGAGTCCGAGGAGTTGGTGGGGGCGCCACTTGCGCGCCCCTCCTGGGGGCGCTCAGTGCCTTTGACCAGCTCGTTGAACTCCTTGCGCAGGGTCGTGACAGTCACGTACCTGGGCTCGGGGTGGTAGGGATCAGCCACCGTGGTCCCCGTCCGCAGCGCGCGGACGAGGCGGTAGTAAGCGCGGGCAAGGTCCCGCGACTCGCGCCGTCTGCCCATCACCAGCGTGATGGCCCGCCTCAACCAGGAGGCGGAGGTGGACGCCCGGCTCGTGGCCGGGACGTCCTCCCACATCTTCAGCGCGTCAGCGACGGTGCCCGCCCCGATCTGGGTGAGCGCCGTCTGGAACGCAATCGCAGCGCGGTCAGCCTCAGCCTGTCGGGCTGGACTGGTCACGCGGCGATCACCCCACCATCAGGTGAGGCCGGCACCGAACTGGCCGGCGCCGTATCGGGGGTGGCCCGAGTCAGGGCAGTCGCGAGCTGGCCGACGGAGTCGTCCTCCTCGGCCATCTGCTCCCAGTCCTCGTATTCGGTCTGGGTCACGCCGGGCACCCGCTTCCACAGGCCACGCTTCGGGATGCCGAGCTGGTCGGCCAGCTTGCCGAGAGCGTCCGCGGCCTGAGCCAGGGAGCGCGACTCCATGTCACGCCACTGGACCTCGCCAGTGAAGTCGTCAGCCGCGCCGGTCTCACCTTCGAGCTCGGCCGCCAGGCGGAAGACCCGCTCCCACGCCTCTCCGAAGAGAGAGCGGAACTCGGCGATCTTCCGGGACAGCGCAGTCTCGGCGGCGAGCAGGGCCTCGGCAGACAGGTTCGCGATCTGGCCGAGCAGGTGGTGCGGCGGAGTCTGCGAGACGGCCGCGAGGTGGCGGATGCTCATGTCGACAGAGTCGATGAGCGAGCCGATCGGACCCGCGGGCAGCGAACCGAACTTGACGTCCGGGTCCTCGGCGAAGAGGAAGCGCCGCGCGTTGTGGTTGATCGCAGCCGGGATGGGGTTGCCGGCCGCGTCGAGCTTGGGCCGGCTGTCGACCGCGAGGCCCGGATCGGTGGTGACCTGGCCTTGCTCGTCCAGCATCTCCATCTGGAGAGGCGGAGCCATGCCGGTCACGTACCGCACCTCGTGAGAGGTGTACGTCTGGGCGACCAGGAGATCGAAGATCGTCTGGTTGATGCGGTTCTGGAGCGCGATCATCGGCTCGACCACACCGATCGTGCGGCCGTCGAGGTCGACCGACGCGGCGAACCGGGTGACCGGGCACTCGCTCGCGCCGTGCAGCTTGCCGCCGCCCACCCTGACGGACTCGGGATCGGTGTACGACTTGAAGACGACCGGGTACTCACGCTTGCCGTCGAACAGCCGGGCCGTACCCGGCACTTCGCCGCGAGGCTTGGACACCACGGTGATCGCGGCGTACGGAGTCTCGTCGTTCGCAGGGTCCTCGAAGAGGGCCGCTGTCCGCTTGGCCGACAGGCCCTTGGACATGACGCCCTTCTTGGTCTTCTCCGTCAGGACGAAGGAGTGACCGTAGCCAAGGGCCCCGCGGTAGACCGCGGCCTGGCGGGCGTCCATGCGCGAGCGCTGCCAGTGTGACCACTGGACGCTCGACGAGGACGAGGCGTTCGGCAGGCCCGAGCCCGAAGTGCCGGCGCGGTAGCCGTCCACGTACAGGGCCTGGGCCGGAGTCCCGATCAGGAGCGGCATCCAGTTGGACACCGCACGCTTGGCGAGCAGCCGGTACTCGTCGTCCGCCTGGGGCGGCATGTACGGGTCGTCGTGGTCGCCGTGGATGTAGTCGTCGATCCGCTCGATGCGGCGCTCGTCACGGTCGAGGATGGCGAGGAGTTCCTTCGCCAGGGCTGCTGGGCTGGTGTCGGCCATGCCTCACCACCTTTCTGTCACACTTGCACAGGGTCAGATGAAGTAGCCACGCCCGGTCCGCTTACGGACCTTCTTGCCGCGGGCGCGGAGTTCGTACAGCGCCTCGTGCGCGAGCATCAGGGCGGCGTAGGCGTCGATCTTGCGGGGGGAGTCCTTGGACTCCTTACCGAAGGAGATGCCGTAGTTGTTCGTCCGGCGCCTCGCGTTGAGCACGTGACGCCGAAGCGTCAGGTCACCGTCATGGGCCAGCTTCGCGTCGAAGATCGAGCGCATCAGGCGCTCGTGCGCCAGCGTCACCGTCTTCTGCGAACCACGCATGTCCCAGCCGATCGCGTCCTTGCCCGACGGCGAAGAGACAGCGAGGCCGGCACCGTACGCCTCCGACCAGTCGGAGATGTACGACTCCCACAGCGCGACGTCCGCGAAGAACGCCCGCACGTCGAAGAGACGGAACGCCTCATGGACCTCGGAGTCGACCTCCGAGCGAGGCACGTTCCAGTCCTCGCCCTGCGGGCCGTCCGGCTTCTCCCAGACACCGAGCACGAAGGCGCACATGTCCCGAACGCGCAGCGCGATCAGCGCTGTTGCATCCGAGCTCTTGCCACCGTCGAACCCGAGGACGATCTCGTCGCCCGGCTTCAGCGTCTTGGACTCATCCACCAGGGGATCCCACTCGGCCGGCCCGTAGATCGCGTCTTCCTCGGCGACGATCTGGTTCAGCCACATACGCCGAGAGCGGGACGGAGCGATCGTCGCGTCCATCACGGACTGGATGATCGAGTCGACGTTCAGCCAGACCGCGTCACCGCGGATCTTCGGGATGACAATCCGCAGCGCAAGCGCGGAGAGCGGAGTCTTGGGGTGAGCCTCGATCGAGTCGTACATGAACCCGATGTCCGCCATGCGGCCTTCGAGGATCTTGTTGAACGACTCGCGCATCCGCTCGGCGACAGAGTCCTCGCCGGGCAGGTAAGCGTTGGTGATCGCCAGGTAACGGCTGTCCTGCTTGGTCGCGTTACCGTCGATCGTCTCGTACATCTTGTGGCCGTTGTTCCCGCTCACCCAGTGATGGGTCTCGTTGAGCAGGGTGAAGGTCGTTCGCTTACCTTCGAGCGCACGGTACGAGGAAGTCACTGCTTCCAGGCGAACCTTGCCGCCAAGCGCGCGGATGAGCACCGCACCGTCCTTGACGCCGTACTTCGCCTTGAAGTGATCCGTCATGAGCGACGGAATGAGGGCCATCGTGTTCGTCGTCTGCGACTGGTTGACGGCCGTCACCTGCACCCACGCACGCGGGTGAGGGATGCCTACCGGCTCGCCGGCCTCGTCCCAGTGGGAGAAGCGCGACGGACCAACCAGCTCAACCAGACACAGAACGGCCAAAAGCGGGTCTTTTCCCCACCCCTTCATGCGCTGGAGGACGCCCTTGCGGTTGGTGAACCGCCCGTTCTCGTCCACGGCGTACCAGTGGAGTACGAAGCGGAGCTGCTCCCGAGTGAACTTCCAGGGGCCGCCGTTCTCCGCTTGCAGGTACTCCGCAGCCCAGCCGGCGATCTGCCAGCCCAGCGTCCGCTTCGGAAGAAGCCACGCGCCGAGACTGTCCTTCTGCCAGGTCGGGCCGAGGAACGTAGGGGGGAGCTGTTCGATCTCTTCGGCTGTGAGTTCAGCCTGCTTCGGAGCCAAGGCTTACCTCCTCAGTCGGAGAGCCCGAGCTCCTGTCGGTAGTCCGCGATGGCGAGGACAGAGGCCGGCGTGGTCTCTTCCTCGGGCTCTTGCAGTTCGATGCGCACACGGCGCCGATCGCCCTCGGTCACCAGGAGGTTTCCGAAGGCGGAGTACAAGGTCTGTGCCATCTGCGCGGAACGCTTGCCCGACTTCTTGTAGTGGGACAGGTCATCGCACAGGGCGTACGCCAGAGCCCAGTCGCTGTTCTGGTAGAAGTCGGCCTGGCCGGACGTCTTCAGCGAGTTGTAGAGCTTCGTGGCGATGGGGTGCCAGTCGGGGTCAGGCCGGGGGACCGTGACCTTCCGCATCTGGCCCTTCTTGGTGTCCTGCTCCTCGGAGCCTTTGCGCGACCGGGGGCGCGCGAGGTCTGATTCACGATTCGGTACGGGGCCGCGAGCGCCCACCGGTCACCTCCTTTCATCGGAGGACGCTGAGAGCGTCCTTGAGTGAATCTCCGAGGAGTGCCCCTGTGAAGCGGGTGGTCTCCTCGCCATACCGTTCGATGACGACGGTCGGTGTACTCGACACGTCGTAGGAGTCGGCCTTCGAGAGGCCGGCGTCTGTGTCCACGCGAACCACCTCGGGCTCGACCCCCAGCTCGGCGAGCTCCCGCATCAGCAGGGGACCGAACGAGCGGCAGGGCCGGCAGGTGGCGGACGTGAAGTAGAGGATGTTGGTCATGCGGCGCCGATCCCGTGCCCGTAGCCCTTGCTGGCCACGAACGCGTTGATGTCCTCGTTCAGGCTGGAGTAGCCGTCGAACGCGGTGAGCGTCCCGACGTACCGGCCGAAGGTGACGACCTCGCGGGTGTCGGCGCGGTTGCGTTCGACCTTCACCACGAAGGGCCACTCGTCGCCGTCCGGGTCGTGCTCGTTCAGCCAGGTCTCGACGTACTCACGCGTCTCGGGGCCGCCGGGCTCATCCTTCTCAGGGGCCCAGGTGTCGAGCAGGCGCAGGTCGATGGTCTTGGCGTCGCCGAAGCCCTGGTCCAGGACCACGCGCAGCGTGTCCCCGTCCTTGGCCTTGAGCACCTTGGCTCTGCGGTCCCACATCAGAAGGTCCCGCCCGTCAGGAAGTGCACGGACAGCCAGGCCATGAAGGCGAGCAGCACGAAGCGCCGCAGCCGGACCCAGCCCGAAGGCTTGGTCAGCTTGGCGGTGCCGAACCAGCGCCACACATGCTCGCTCAGGGTGTCGCCCTCGGTCTTGTTGAACAGGGCCTTGCCCTCGATCGCGACGAACGCAGCGAGCCAGGCGATCCACGCCCAGGACCAGCCGGTCAAACGAACCACCTCCTGATCGGTAGTGCGGAAGTCTCGGGCCCCTGGTGGTGAGCCAGGGGCCGGCGCCTCACCCGAGGAGAGGAGGACTCGGGGGCGCACACGCTCAACAGGCGGGGAGGAGCCTGGAGCGCGGGTCTTACAGGAGGCCGGGGTGCCGCTCGGTGCGCCGGAACTTCTTCTCGATCGCACGCCGCTTGGCGCGTTGCGCCGCCGCACCCTCCGCCCCACTCTTCTTCCGGTGATGCCACGAGCACAGGGAACGCAGGTTCTCCATGCTGTGGTCGTCGCCCGGCTTGATGTGATCCACGTCGGTCGCGACCTCGACGCAGCGCGCACCCGCTTCGTTCAGCGCGGTGCACTGCCCTGCATCTCGTCGCAGGACCCGGAGCCGGATCTTGGGCCAGTCGGCCGGCAGGCGCGAGCGCCTGTCCGACCCTTCCCAGTTCGGCATCCTGATCACCCCCGACGTGGAACGTTGAACCCTCGGTGACGTCCCGCCTGAAGAGGCGGCTGTCCGAAGCTGTCAACCCGAGGGAGTCTCTGCTCCCACTTGCACTTACGTAAGGAGTAAGGAGCTTCGGTCAGCGAGGCCCGACAGGGCCTCAAGCCTTCTACCTCGTGCTTCGTACTTACCCTTGTACTTACTGATACGGAGCTCGGCAGGTGGAAGTTTCCATCCCTTCAACGTGACAGCGGTCACACTTACACAGTGACGCTTCGAGGCTGGGCCGCCTGGCGGCGGCCGGCTGGCCTGAGCTGCAACGGCGAAGGGATCCGGGGGCGAAGCGCCCGGAGGGCGCCACAGAGCAGAGCCACTCGCGACCTGGGGGCGCTGCCGCGCCCCGGTAATCCAGTGACAGTAAGCCACTTACCGTCTACGCTGGCACCCATGAGCAACGACGATGATCTTCGCTTCGCCCTCCAGATGGCTGGTGCCGACCTCGCCCGCACGCCCCTGTCCCCCGACTCCCCGCTCGGCCGGCTGCGTCTCTTCGCCGCCGCCAATCCTGGGGTCAAGCTGGGGCGGAAGCACGTCCAGGCCGCGGTCGACGGCACCCTGGTGCGCCCCTCCTGATCGACCCTGAAACCGTGGCGCGATCTTGGCCGGTAAGACCTGGCGGTCAGCGCTCTCACGCGTAGGGGGTCCTACCCCACCCCCACCCGTCCCGTCAACGTGACGTGGCGCACGTTGCACAGCCATCGGCTCTCAGCTACCCTCTCGCGCGCTCTCGCGCCTTCCCT